TGGAATTACTTATGGCATTACCTATCCAACCGCTAACAATGCTTTACCCGATCAACTAGCCACAGCCACGTCTATAAATCAAAGCACGGGCGTTTTTACTTTTGATCCCTCAACAGACACTGCTGATGTTGGGAATGTAAAAGTACGTTTAAGTGCTTCTGATGGAATTTCAACTACAACCCGTTTTGTCACTCTTAACCTTTCACTTATTCAAGGATGGATGCTTGGCAGCGCTTCTTATGACAATGTAAGTTTTAGCGTTGCTACGCAAGAAGGTGCTCCTAAAGCAATTGACTTGTCTCCTGATGGAACTGTTATGATAATTACCGGTGAGGTAGGAGATGACATTGAATACTATACGCTTTCGACTGCTTTTGATGTTAGTACCGCTTCTAGTGGTGGTAATGTTAACCCGGGTTTTGTAAAACCAAATGGAATAAGATTTGGCGACAGCGGAAATAAAATTTTTGTTTGTGATAGGTACACAAATGAAATTTACAGTGTTCCGCTTAGTACAGCGTATGATGTTTCAACAGCAGGAACAAAAACTGGCAGCGGTACTGTTGGGTCAATATCAAGTAACTCAAACACTAGTTGTTTTGGCTTGGCGTTTAAAACCGATGGTACTAAAATGTACGTTAATCACGCCAGTTCTATATATGAGTATAGTCTCTCCACTGCATGGGATATTAGCACACTATCTTATACCACTTCTTTTTCAACAAGCAGCCAAGACAATGCGATATTAGAAGTAGACTTTTCTTCTGACGGAACAAAAATGTTTGCGTTCGGATCTTCTAATTCGACAACTGCTCAACGAGATAATGTCATATATCAATATGATCTTTCGACGGCGTGGGATATATCAAGTGCTTCGTATTCTAGCATTTCCTTTTCAACAAATTCTCAGGAGATATACGGAGAAGGTATGTGCTTCGGAGATAATGGTAAGACAATGTATATTGTTGGGTCATCCAACGACACAGTTTATCAATATTCAACTGAGGCATAAGCGATGAGCAACACAAAAAATTCAGCTAATCTCGCCGCACCGTTGAAAGGCTAACTGAATGCTCGGCTTTTCACCTCTCGCCGCCGCCCCTCTAGCAGATGACGGCGCGGTTGTTGTCAATGTCGCTCTGACAGCTGACAGCATCACGACAGGTGCGCCTAAAGTTGGTGATTTATTTACTTACGATGACTATGAGGCCACAGCCAGCGGCTTATTTGATAGCATCGCAAGCACCAATAAAACGCTATATAGTGATAACAGGGGCCATAATTCTAGTCTTACTCCATCCACCGGCTATGTGGCTCAAAGTGGATATTATGTATATAATTTAAGTGTAAATTCCACCGGCATTTCGTTTCGGCTTTACGGTCAAGTCGCGGAGCAAAACGCTAATGACCAATGGTCTGTTTCAAGTTATAAACACTGGGCTGACGTTACGCTGAATTGGTCAGGCACTACGGTTATATCAACAACCAACGAAGGCAGTCTATCAAACTTAGACTTGTCCGGCGAAACAGTTTACGCCCTTGGATCAACGGCCCTCGACAACGCAATTGCTTCGGCGGCAGCAACGGCGGGTGTTAGTAGTAACCTATATGACTGGATACCGGACGAGGTAACTGTCACTGAGGTTTCAGATGTTTTCCGCGCTCGACTTGCTGGGTCTTCCACCGACCTTGATACTTATTCGTTTAGTCAAAATAGCGCCAGCATTTACATCTATCAGCACTATGTCGTCGCTGGTCGATTTTTATTTTTAAGTGTTTATCCAAACCAAAACGATAGCGCTTTTAACGATAGCAGCGCCTCTGCTAATCCAGATACGGAGCTTACTGTCGCACGGTTTACGCGGTCGGTTCAGCCGCGATATGCCTATGAGGTTTCACACGCTCAAGATTACAATCTGACCCCCACAGATGTTATTGCCGCTGCGCCGACTGTTGATGCGCCTAGCATTTCCCATGATTACAATTTTACAGCTACAGAAATCACAACCGCTGCACCTACCGTTGATGCGTCCACGCTCACTGAAGATGGCGTGTTTACTGGTGTTGATATTACAGCGGGTGCGCCAGTTGTCGATCAGTCTAGTATAACTCAGTTGCACAACGCTGCGTTGACGGAGATTACGACATCCGCGCCGACTGTTGATACGCCTGACATCACAGAAGATTACGCTCTCACGGGCGCTGAGATCACGACCGGCTCACCAGCCGTCGATGCGTCTAGCTTAACGCAGCTTCACAACATCAGCTTCAGTGGTGATATTGTTAGTGGCGCACCGACTGTTGATGCATCAAGCATTACCCAAGTTCACAACATTTCGCCGACCGCAATTGACGCGGCGACACCAACCATTGACGCCTCTGACATCACTCAGGTTCACGATCTCACAGCGACAGAGATCAACGCTGGTGCGCCTGTTGTTGATGCACCGACAATCACGGGCGTAAGTGAACTCACGGCCTCAGAAATTACGACCGGCGCTCCCAGCGTCGATGCGCCGACCATCGCCCAACTTCACAATATTGGGTTCAGTGGTGATATTGTCAGCGGCGCGCCGACTGTTGACGCTTCTGGAATTACACAGGTTCACGATCTTGCATCGACAGAAATCACGACTGGCGCGCCTGTTGTTGATCAGACTGGTATTACTCAGGTTCACGACATTGCTTCGACCGAAATCACAGCTGGAACCCCTGTCGTTGATAATGCAGCGCTTTCGCGTAATTACAATCTAGCGCCGGTAGAAATCACGGCTGGTGCGCCAAGTGTTGACGCATCAAGCATTACCCAAGATCACAGCGCGGCACCGGTTGAAATCACGGCTGGCGCACCGACTGTCGATCAGTCTGGTATCACTCAGGTCCACGATCTCACCTCAACTGAAATTACAGCGGGTGCGCCGTCAATTGATGCGCCTACGTTTACAATTGGCACACTCGTCGGAGACGACATTACGGCGGGTGCGCCGACTGTCGATACTTCAACAATTTCTCACGATTATCAGCTAACGCCCGTTGATATTACGGCAAGTGGATCAACTGTTGATGCGTCAAGCATAACACAAGTTCATAACATTACACCGGTTGAGATCACGACATCCGCGCCGGTCATTGATGCTGCAAGTCTGTCCCCCGACTACAACTTAACACCAACCGAAATCACAGCGGGTACACCGCTTATTGACAGCGCTGATCTGGATGAGGTCAACAACTTTAGTGGATCGGTCACGGCTGGAACGCCGACCGTTGACGCCGCGACAATCACTCAGCTGCACAACATTGCAGCAACTGAGATTACCGGAAGCGCCCCACAGATCGACGCGGCATCGATTACTCAAGTTCACGATCTCACGGCGCTCGAAATAACGACTGGCCAGCCAACTATTGATGCGCCAAGTGCAGTCGAAAATGTTGACCTGACCGGCACTGACATCACCGGCGGCACTCCGGCTATTGACCAGCCGACAGCCGACACAAATACGAACAACCGACTGACATCTACTGACATTGACGTGGGCGTACCGACAATTGACGCGCCGACTTTCGGTCAGGTTCATGTCTTAGGGTCGGCTGGTATTACAACGGGCGCGCCACAGGTTGGCCCTGCGCGGTTCTTGTGGCAGCTGCAAGTGGTGACTGGTGCGCCATCAGACATCTGGACAGAGCAAGTTGCAGCGTCAAATCAAAACGTTTGGACAGACGCAGCCTGACATCGTCAGAGAGGTGAGTAATCGCCGCAAAAAATTTAAGGCAGGGATGATGCAATGTTGGCTGAACTGGCAGCTGCCAACGCGGCTTATGCGACAATTAAAAAGTTTGTCATTAACGGCAAAGAAATTACGGACGTCCTGTCGCCACTCAAAAACCTGGTCACAGCTGAAGAAGAATTACGGGCGCGGGGCAATCGCAAGAAGAACGGCTTATTTTCTAAAGTTATGGGCAAGGCAGCTGATGACTTTGATGAGTTTCTGGCGCTTGAGCAGATGGCTGAAAAGCGAAAGGAACTGGAGAGCATTTGCCGCTTATATGCCACGCCAGGCACTTGGGATCGGTTTATCGAATACGAAGCCAAAATGCGCAAGCAGCGCAAAAAAGAGGCAGAAGAGCGCCAGCGCCAAATCGCCCAAACGATACGATACATTTCGTGGGGTTTAATTACAGCGTTTAGCTTTGGCGGGTTGGCGTTGCTGTACTTTTTCACTGAGTTTTTGCGCGGTTTAAAATAGGTCGCCAAGCAGAGAAAAAACAAAAATACCTTATATGATAGCAAAAAAAATCGAGCGGTACACAGATGGCAAACACAACAAATTACTATTTTAACCTGCCAGTGATCGGTGGAAGCCAGAACTCCTGGGGGTCAGACCTTAACGAAAACTGGTCTAAGCTTGATAGCTTGCTCTTTGGCGCGTCTTACACAGACAGCGACACGAATACTGTTGAAAAAATTCGTCCTGACTTAGAACAAAACAATTGGACTATCAACGGCGCAGCTGTGACAGCAACAGCGGCTGAGTTAAATAAACTTGATGGATACACCGGAAATACAAACGATCTAAATATCTTATCTGGCGCAGCGGCGGCTGGTGTGACGGCAACTGAACTGCAATATATTAATGGCGTTACCAGTGACATCCAAGCTCAGATCAACAGTAAGGGGTCTGCGTCAAGTCCAACTTTTTCTGGAACCGCTACTATACCAACCGCTAATATTACGACTTTAAATGTTGGCGATTGGAAAATTTATGTGTCGGGAACTGACTTAAAATTTCAATACAATAGCGTTGATGTTTTGAAATTAACGACAGCTGGTGCGCTTACGGTAGAAGACGATATCACAGCATTTGGGAGTGCTTAATGCCGCTGCCAGGTAATAATAATTCAATCAGTTTTTCTCAAATTCAAACTGAGTTTGGCGGGTCCAACCCCATCAATTTCAGTGAATATTTGAGAAATGGTGGAAATGTAAATAATTCAACTGATAACCAGCATATCCCGCTGTACAATGCTAACAATAAGGCGGTGAATGCCTCCGATTTTTTTGGGTTGAATGGTTGGTCGGCTAATCAATATGAGCTAATCACATCAAGTAACACAAGTTGGACCCCGTCTTATTCAGGTTGGGAAACCGCGACAGTATATGTCATTGGAGGTGGTGGGTCTGGTGGATCAGTGACTGATGGAGATGCATCAGCCGCATCTGGCGGGGGAGCCGGTGGAACGGCTATCCGACAATACACAAAGCTCTTATCTGCTTTAATTTACATTGGCGGCGGCGGGTCTAGTGTTACGGGGTACAGCAATGGAAACAACGGTGGACTAACATATTTTAGTCCTAATACAAACAGTGTTCCGACAAATGCTTTGAAAGGTAATGGTGGAAAGGGCGGCGTTGCAACGCACGGCAATAGTCAAAATGCTACGGCCATCACAAGCAATTCGAGCGGGTTTGGCTCAGGTTTGTCTGGTGGTGTAGGGGAGCAAGGGTCAACTAATTATTGGGGGTCAGACGCGCACTCAACGAATGGACGAAATAGTTCGCACGTTGGGGGTGCTGGTGGTTCTGTCTCACTAACAAGTCAGGTCGTTCCGAATATTTCTGGCACCCAAGGTAACCTTGGCGTTTATGCCTGGACAATCGCCGAAAACTCTACGGCTGCAACGCCGACACAACCAACGCCCACCAAACCCTCACATTGGTCTAGCTTTTCTGCACTCACGTCACTTACTTTTCGCGGCGGTAAGGGAACGGGCGGTGAGGGCGCGCATACTGTCGCGGCTGGCTCTAATTACGGCGCGGGTGGTGGAGCAAACTCAAAGCTGACCTCTGGTGCGTCTTCGGGCGCTGGTGCGCAGGGCTGTGTCATAATCATTTACGAGGGTTAAATGGCTTTAGTTCCTCTTGATATTCCAGCCGGTGTTTACAAAAACGGCACTGAATTAGAGGCAGCTGGTCGTTGGGCTGACGGTAGTCTTGTGCGCTGGCAGGGCGGCTCTCTGCGTCCTGTAAATGGGTGGGAAGTGCGTCAAGATGATAGCACCCCAACGTCAAACGATGTTGATATATCGACCAATCCACCACGGGGGATGCATGCCTGGGAAAGCCTCAATGGGACAATTTATTTAGCAGCTGGCACTTACAACGAAATTAAGGTCATGCTTTCGTCGGGCGCAGTCTACAGCATCAAACCAGCAAGCGGGTTTACGGACGGCATAGAGCATGGCACCGTGGCTGATGGATATGGTAAACAATTTTACGGTCGTGCGACTTATGGAGATGCTAGGCCAAGCACAGGAGTGCGATCCGAAGCAACAACAATTTCTTTCGACAATTTTGGTCAATATTTATTGTTTTGTTCTTCTAATGATGGTGGAATTTACAAGTGGGAACTAGACACTTCGGTGCTAGCTGCAATTGTTGATAGCAGTGCTCCGACTAACAATAAAAGTATTCTGGTTACTGAGGAGCGCTTTATTTTCGCGCTGGGCGCTGACAACAACCCGCGCCTGGTTCAGTGGGCAGATCGTGAGAGCCTGACAGACTGGACTGTCTCTGTGACGAATGAAGCTGGGTTCATTGAGTTGTCAACAAATGGCCAAATCATGCAGGGGTTGAGAACGCGGGGCCAAACTTTAATATTAACGGATACCGATGTTCATGCTTTTAGATACATTGGACCACCTTACGTTTACTCAGTTACTAGAGTTGGAACATCGTGCGGAACAATTTCCCGAAGAGCAGCTGTAGATACTTCGGCTGGCACGTTCTGGATGGGACCGAAAGGTTTTTTTGTTTTCAACGGGAACACGGTCACAGAGTTACCCTGCGATGTATTTGACCACGTATTTTCAGACATCCTAGTTACGCAGCAATCAAAAGTTTGGGCGTGGGACAACTCTCAATTTGGTGAAGTCTGGTGGTTTTATCAGTCTCAACAGCAAGGCGCTACCGGCGAAATAGATAAATATGTCAGCTACTCTTATAGAGAAAATTACTGGTCAATTGGGTCGTTATCTCGCACGGCTGGGATCTCTCGCGGTTTGTTTCAGTTTCCAATTTTAGCTGATGGTACGGGGCTTCTCTACAACCATGAAAAAGTTGGAACCGGCGTGACCGGCGCATTTGCCGAGAGCGGTCCAATTCAAATTGGCCAAGGTGACAATATTGCGCACGTCACGTCTGTTATACCAGACGAGGCGTCACAAGGCGGCGTTAGTCTGAAATTCAAGACACGCTTTTATCCCAATGCGGCTGAGACAACGCACGGCCCGTATTCCACAGCAAGTCCAACGGATGTTCGTTTTGCTGGTCGGCAAATTAAAATGCGCTGCGATGGGACGGATGGAGCCGACTTTAAGGTGGGTATCATGCGCCTTGAGACAGTGCCAGGAGGGCGACGATAATGCCAGCGCCCATTCTCCCAACAATCGGCTTTGACCTCACTCAGTGGGGCATACAGCTAACCTCGTTCTTACAAAAGAACTTGGCCAAGCTCGGTTTTCTGACCGACGACGACAACCCTAGCGACGATGGTGTTATTCTTTGGGATGCGTCAAAGAAATATGTTGTTGTCTCGCTAGACGAAGCCTTTCGTCAAGTCGCTACCCAGCAAGCCGTGCCAGCTGCAAACACAGGAGCGGCGGGTGACGTTTCTGGAATGATCAGTTGGGACAGCAATTACATATATATCTGCACTGGCTCCTATGACGGCTCCACGGCTATCTGGAAGCGCGTTGCATTAAGTACGTGGTGATAGAATGAAGAGTGAATTAGCGCGCTGTAAGGACTGGATAGAGGCCGCTCTGGACAAGGGTGAGGGTACGCACGACTTCTGGGATATTGTTGACGGGGTTTATTCTGGTCACATGCAGCTTTGGCCGCGCGCTAAAGGGTGCCTCGTCACAGAAATCGTGGTATTCCCAAAAAGAAAGATACTGAATGTTTTCTTGGGCGGCGGCGATTTAGATGAATTGGCCGGTATGCATGAGGAAATTATCGAGTGGGCAAAGTCCAAGGGTTGTGACGGTGCCTCAATTAACGGACGCCCTGGGTGGGTGAGAGCCTTTAAAAAGTATGGCTGGAAAGAAATTCAAAGAACAGTAGGATTGGACTTCACATGAGTGGTGGTGGTGGTAAAGGCGGCAAGAACACGACAGAACAAACTTCGCGCGCCGTAAATCAGGTTTCTCCATTTCAAGAAGCTTTAGGAATGAAAAACGTACTGGCAGCGGATGCCATCGCTGGAATGGGGCCGGTGCGATCTTACGGTGGAACAGCAACGGCGTTTACACCAATGACCGAAGCCTCGTTTCAAAATGTGGCCGACACGGCAAGCGCTTTTGGTTTGAATGTACCGGACAACGTCATGGCGGGAATGCCAGAAAAAGTCGATCTTGGCGGTGGTGTCATGGGTTACTCAGCCGCGCCTATTGTAGACCAAATGCTCTCTGAGTTGCAGATGAATGCGCCTGGTCAGTTTGCTGCAATGACCGACATGTATATGGACCCCATCACCGGTGAGCGGCCCACAACAGGCCCATTCGCTGAGATTACGCCAGGTATTTTGGAAGACCTAATGAAAGATTATGAAAACTTGAGGATCAAGGCAAATGCAGCAAATCCGCAGCTGAGCGATGATGGTGAAGACCTAATGAAAGATTATGAAAACTTGAGGGACAAGGCATGAGCAATGCAGCAAATCCGATGATGGTGCAGCCTGGCCAGTCTGTCGGGCAGACATCAGCTAACACGTACAATACAGCGGTGAATGCGACAAATGCTGCGATGGGTTTCAACCCAGGTTCAATTGCCAACGCTAACCTCTCGCAGTACATGAACCCTTACACTCAGAATGTGATTGACAACAACCTAGACGCTATGAACCGCGCCAATCAAATGGCTTTGAATAATGTCGGCGCGGATGCAAACAGAAACGGCGCATTTGGCGGTGGCCGCATGGCCGCTGTCGAGGCAATGACCAACGCAGACTTCCTGACACAAGCCAGAGACATGGCAAATTCTGCCAATGCTGCGAACTTTATGAATGCGCAAAACATGGCGCAGCAAGACATCAGTAATCAGTTTAACAGGCAGAACGCCGTGCTAGGCGCGGCCAATCAGCTGGCCGGTTTAAGCCAGCAAGGCTTTAATTACGATCAGAAACTCAATAGCAATCTGGCAAATGTCGGCTCACAACAGCAAGGGTTGCTGGATCTTCTTTTAAGAGCCGCACAAGGCGAATACGGCAACATTGTGAATTACGGAAACACGATGCTGCAACTGCCCCTGATGGCTCTGGGTGCAGCGCCAGGTACGACTGCGCAAATTGGCTCTGGCACGACGACTGAAACCAAAACGCCTGGTCTGTTCGATTACTTGACGCTTGCTACAAGTTTTATTCCTGGGAAACAATAATGGGCATACTTGATAATCTTCTGTCACAACGAACCCTGGATAATCTGGCGCTTGGGTTTAACTCAATGCGCCTAAATCCAGACGAAAATCTACCAGATATGATTGCTCGACGCCAGGCGCTGCGCCGTGAGGCAGGGAACCGTCAGAAGGCTATCGATTACTTTAAGAATATACCAGGCAGCGAAGCCTATATCGGCGCGCTCAACGCCGGTGGCAGCGGCGCAAATCTGATTTCAAATTATATTGCAACGCTGGAGCAGCGCGAGCGTGATGAGTTAGCTCACAAGCGCGCTATGCAAATTGCGGCGTTTAACAAAACACCGCAAGGAACGGTCGAAATGACGACGATGGGCGCTCTGCAAAAGATGGGTTTAATGCCGGAAGGCGTTGTGGTTCCTCCCAACATGGTGAACATGCCAGTCACGATTACAAAAAGAAACAATCAAGTCGTTGGTATAGATCCAATCCAAATGCCAACACCGGCCAAAACATCAGCAACTGAAATTTTGACAGTACAGCAACTGATGGAAAGTGGTGCAATTGGTAAGGGTGCAGCGCAACGATTGGCTGAAAACCCCAATGCACTTTATGAGGTCAAAAAAGAAAATGGCGTTGTGACGGGCATTGAGCCGTTCACGCCACAAGCTAATTCAAATAAAACAATTCAGATGCTTAAAGACGCAGCGGCCAGTGGAGATACGCTTGCGCAAAGCGCTTTACAGCAAATAGAAGCTGACCCTGCCAACGCCAGCTTTTATTTTAAACAGTACACAATCAACAAGGGTTATCAAGATAGAGACGCGAACACAGTTTTCCAAAGTAAAGACTTAGGAAATGGTTTGGTGCAGCAAACAATGAAGGACAATAAAGTTCGTTATATTCAAGATGGCCAACTTTTAACCGATGCAGCGGAAATTCAGCTAGCAATAGATAATGCTGACCAAGCAAAGGTCAAACAAACGCGAGATGAAGCATACGCAAAATCAGAAGGCAAATACTCTGGCAAAGAATACAGTGACATCAATGCCGCTATTAGGGGCGTTGGCGAGCGATATGCTTATTCGCGCGACCTAATTATGAGAATAATGAACCATCCTGGCATGGCGGGGGCAACGGGCAGCGTTGCAGGATTGCGCGGTATCGGCACGTATGGTGAAGGTAGCCCCGAAAAAGAATTTATCACGCTCTATAATCAGCTTGCAGGTCAAATTTTCTTGGGTGCATTTGAGGGTCTAAAAGGTGGCGGTCAGATTACTGAATTGGAAGGCAAGACAGCGCGACAAGCAGCTGCAAACATCGATAGGCAACTAGATGCCCCAGCGCTTAGAAAGGCTCTTGAGCAATATTTGGTTGATATCTTTAATCAGCATAATCGGTTGACGGAGCAGCGTAAAAACCAGAAGGCAAATGCTGACCCAAGCGCCCTTGAACCACTGCCAACCTTTGAACCTGACTTTTAACGAAAGACAAAAAGCATGGAAATTAACATCCGCGATCTGCGTAGCCGCCCCAAGTATCAGGAAAAGCGGTATCAGGAAATGTCAGACGAAGAGTTCGCGCAGAAATACACAGCCGCGATGAAGAAGAATGGAACGGACGTTACTGTCACCGGCCTTAATGAGACGCCAGACCTTGAGACAACAAGCGCGCTTGATGACATCACAAAAGCGATAGGGTCAGGAGCAAATAGCGCACTGGCCGGTATTATCGGCTTGCCAGGCGCTTTTACTAATACCATTGAAATGGGCCTTGATAAAATTGGCATGGGTTTTCGCGACGAGGACGAGCGCGCGTTTGGCTTTCCAGAGGCCAACGCAGCTATCAATAATGTGCGCGGTAAATTAAAGGATGCCGGTCTTGATTTTTTGGCTGGCACAGATCCGACCTATCAACCGCAAACACGCGCCGGTCGTTTTACAAAACTGGCTTCTGAATTAGCGGCGTCAGGCGGCGCGGGTGCAGGGCGCAAGATGATGCAGACAGTGGTCGCTCCGACATTGATGTCAGAGGGTGGCAGGGAACTGGCTGAAGGGACTATCTTAGAAACACCGGCGCAAATCGGCGGGTTGTTGCTTGGTGGCAAAACTCTTGATTTCGCTGAGAATGCTCTTGCTGGCGGTAAGGTTGCTCCAAGCCAATTGGATGCAGTGAAAACTCTTGAGGATGCTGGGGTGCAGCCGACCGCCGGTCAGGCTACTGGTCAGTCAACTTTGGCTTTTGCAGAAGAAGCGACAAATGCTGGCCAAGCAAAGCGAAAGGCAGCTATTTCTCAATTTACAGACGCGGCAATCAATACGGCTGTGCCGCCCATGTTGAAAGATAGAATTAGTTTTTCGCCAAACATGATGCCACAAGAAAAAATGGAGACGCTTCGCACAGTTATAACCCAAACGATGGACGATCTTGCCAGCCGTAACGCAGTGCCAATAACAGATAAGCTGTTTGACGAAATGTTTGATATTGCTCAAGACTACAAAAAGACTGTTAGTACGGGCAACAAAACACCGTATTTTGATGGTTTAGCTGAGTTGATGGTCAATCAAGCTGGTGCAGGTCAAATAGACGGCGCAGCATTTCAAAGAATAAGAACGTCTCTTAGTAATTTAACAAAGCAAGATGCCGTCACGCGATCAGCGGCGGTTAAAACTATCAAGCTGTTAGAAGACGCTTTAGGTGAAAGAATTAAAAAGTCTAAAAACAAAGATGACATGCAGCTGTATCGTGACGTGCGCAAGGGATACAGTGATCTGATGATTTTAGAGGCGGCGGCAAAAAGAAATAAGGATGTTGATTTTAGTATTACTCCAAGCGCGCTAGCAAATGCGGCTCGCAATAAAGATGCACAATCATATGTGTATGGGCGCGATACATTTTCCGATTTGTACCGCGCAGCTAACACCGTCTTAACGCGCGCTGACAATCCAAGCGGCACAGGGGAAAGATTAAAAGCACTGTTTGGACCAGCTCTTGCAGCCGGTTCCGCTGGCGCAGTAAGTATGGCAACGGGTGTAAACCCTTATCTTGCGATGGGTGGTGTCATGGCTGCGCCGATAGTGCGTAACCGCGCACTTCAAAGCGATCCAATACAGAAGTATTTCAAAAGCACCATGCGCCCTGGTGAGCCGTCTACTACGTCCGGTTTCCCTGGTATTCTTGTCGGCTTACAAGATTTGCAGCAAGCGGTTCAATAATCCCGCCCAACGTGAATAAGCCGTCCCAGCACCTCTAGGTCAGACTTTTTTATTTGGCCCATATTATCGACCATTCGGTTGTTACAGGACAGAATAACACAGTCATGCTTTCTGATGTCTTGAGTGCTATAGTAAATCCCTGTATTCACAGGAAATCTAAAAAGATAATAACCCTCGACGCTAGGGTCTGTTTGTTCTGCATCGAAAAAGGCTCTGTCTCCGATCTGCATTTCGGGGGCGTTTCGTGCAGTCTTAACAATTAATGTGAAAACTTCTTGCCGCCCTGGCATGAATTTCTGGTCATAGTATGTGTGAGTGCCGTCATCTAAGTCGTGGACGCGGCATTGAAAGTTTTCGTTGGAACCTGTCTCGCCAAACGCTTTGCGGATTTTAAACAGAGTTGCTGCGCGCGGAGAAACTAAATTACTTTCAATACGTGACAGCGCAGCCTGTTCAATACCGGCAGCTTCGGCCAAGTCCTGTTGGCTCATTCCACGTTTTATTCTCTCAGCTTTGATGTCCAAGTCGCCCCCACAAACCTGTTGACATTGTGTCAATCTGCATAATTTTTAATCAATTTACATGGTTTCAAAAATAAGTGCAAATAAGTACAGTTATTTTTGAAACTTTTTCTTTTAAGTTATTGAAAACATTGTATGCTTGTATAATTACTGATGCTATAAGCATAAAAATACAACATTGTTTTTATTACATTTTTTAATAATTTACCTTAAAGTTTCAAAAGCAGTTTCAAAAATAGGTATTGAAATATGTTCTGTTGTGTCTTATGTGTCTGTTAAGTTGACAAGGAGACAACCAATGAAGAGCCGTAAATTTAATGGTCACGTACTTCCACCCTACGTTTACGTGAAGAAGAAAATTTATCTGTACTTCAACAAGGATGGCAACCTGGTGAAACTGCCAAACGATCCAGCCTCAGCTGCGTTCTATGCAAAGTACACAGAGTGCCTCAAGGGCGAGGTCACTGGCACCGCTGCCAAAACGATGGGTAACCTGGCTCTGGAATATTTTGCGTCCGACAAATTCAAAAAGCTGGCGACGAATACGTCAAAAGATTACCGGTCAAAAATCGGTTGGATCTTGGAGCGTTGCGAGCATGTGCAGGTTCAAAAGATTAAACGGACGGACATCATCGCAATGCGCGAGGCGCGCAAGGAGCAGCCGCAAACCGCCAACAAAACGCTGGCCGTTATGAACGTGCTTCTTGAGTATGCCTGTGATCTGGGCTGGATACCCTTCAACCCAGGAAAGGGCGTATCGAAGCTGGACAAGCAGCAAGAGCAGCGGGTGCCGTGGACCGACGAAGAGATCCGCGCCTTCCATGAAATCGCTGACCCACGCTCCTCACTCGTTCTCGAACTGTGCATCAATACCGGCCAGCGCTTGGATGACGTTCTGTCGATGCAGTGGTCACAGGTGTCAAACGACGATCTGGCTGGTTACGGTATTTCTGTCACTCAACAAAAAACCGGCACAAAAGTTTTCATCCCATTCAGCAAGCGTCTGCAAACTATGATGCAGCGCCTCAACAATCAGATCGATCAGCGCGGCTCAAAGTACATCGTCGTCAATCAGAAGTACCCTGAGAAAAAGCTGGAGAAGATGTCAGTGCAGATCCCTATGAAGGCGCTGCGCGATAAAATCGGTGTCAGCAAAACTCTGCACGATCTGCGCCACACATGCGCTCACCGGCTCGCAGAGCGTGGCCTGGCAGCTGAAACCATCATGGCGATCACTGGGCATGGTTCATCAACTATGGTGCGCCACTACTGTGCTCAGACAGCGCAGCGTGTCCAAGCGCGCAAGGCGATAGAGGCTGTGGACGCGGCTTAGCGCCAATCAATCACGTTGTCTTCCTCAAGAGCGCCGTATCTTATGGCGCTCTTTTCCAATATTAGTTCAATTTTACTGCCATCGATTATTACTTTGTGAACGGTCTTTCCCGCTTCCTCAAGCACTCGCACAGCCTCACCGGCACGATCAGTTGTCTTTGTTCGCATTTGAACCCTTTATCTTTGGTAGCCTGTATTTTTTTATATGCCCTGGGCCAGAGGGAAGCCGTACCAGCCGCCCCTTGCGCACCAAGTCACCAATTGCAGCCTGGACAGATCGATTGCTGATGCCTGTCTCCAAGCTAATATCGTGGCAGCTGGCAATCCCAAGTTTTTTCACCGCGTACACCATCTCGTCCTGCCGACCCCGCGCATGCTCTGACTTATGACCCTCTGGATCATCATAATAGACCGACATATTCCGGCGCATGCGGCTGTTCTCTTCATCGACGATCTTTCTTAACTGCTTCGCGTATAACTCTTCAATCAGTCGTGACCGGTGCCGCTTGAGCGCCGTTATTTGACTGTCTATGTCCTGTATCTGCTCGACCAACGTCATGTAACTCCACCAGCAAACAGGCGTAGCCGATTATATCGATCACGCTGTCCCGCTTGTAATGATGTTGTAAGCGGCTCAGCTTGAGATCGATCATCAACAAGCAGATCTCCCAAGGCTCAACCTGTCGCCCAAAACGCTGGCTCCAGCGCTCAGCCAGGCGCGTAAAATTTTCTGTCCCGCCATAATCTTTTTGACGGTCACCGCATATCAAATCCAGCGCCTCAAGCGCCGGTTCCACCCGCGCCAAATTTGCTGCAAATCGGTCATTGTCAAACTGTGTTGATGCGCTCATAAACCCGCTCCAGATTTTTCTTTTCCTCAACGCGCGCCATGATTTCCCGCGCAATCTCCGCAAAGCCTTCCAGGTCGCTCTCCCACACCGTGTCTTTGTGGAAGTCTTTGTTGCCCATCGCGTCAGCGATAGCCGCCAACGAGACGGCCACGCGCACGGGTTTGCGGTCATATTGGTAAACGACTGCCCAATGCTTCTTTGCCGTCTCAGCGGCTTTCTGAGCCTGTCTCAGCCACGCTGGCTGGACGCCGTTGCCCTGGGCATATCGCTTGCACTCAATAATGAAGGGAAAGTCAGGATCTGAGCAGAGAATGTCGCCCAAATCTGCCTGTCGAAACTGCTCAATATCTCTCTTAAAGCTCATCGACATTCCAAACATCATTTCAAATTCGAGACAAATCTTCCGCTCAAACGCCTTACCCTTGCGGTTACCGTTGACCATTACTCGCCCCTCATCCACCGCAATTGCTCTTCCAATTGCAGCGCCAGCGCTTTCACTTCAGACAGCGATGCATTGAGCCGCCCGTTCTCCAGCCGCTGACGCTTGATCTTCTTTCGCATCTCATTTGTCCGACTAAACATTTCAGACAGCTGGCGATTTTTCTCGTCCAATTCATGCATCAAGCGCTCAATCGTCTCAGTGTCGGTCATCTCGCTGCACCCAATCTGTCCAAGTCACTGCGCCCTTGGTGGCGTGATGAATTTTCTCAATTGCGCGGCGAGACGGCATCCGCTCTCCGCTTAGCCAACGGCTCACCGTGGCGCGACAAAAGCCAGTCACAGCGGCAAGTTCTTTTTGCTGCGATTTCGATAGGTCCAAGTATTCTTTTAAGGTCATCTGCTCTTTGTCTTGTTATATATTTTTATGCATTGTTATGTCCCGATTTACACCGTGTCAAACAACATATTGACATAAATAAAACAATTTGTCATTTATATCAAACATAAAACGACATGAGCAGAGAAATGAAAAATATGAAAACGACATCGACACTAACCGTTGAACAGCGGGATCGTTTTCTCAACATGAGAAATAACCGCGAGCATATCATCCTCAAAGTGTGGCGCAGCCGCTCAATGTGGTGCCACATTTCTGAAATTATCGCGCTTGGCAGCATATTTGCCTACCTTTTTATTGCGCTGTCACTACTAACATGAACGGCTTTGAAAAGTTCGAGGTCAGTCACCTCAGCGCGTCTTCAATTAATCTCTCCAAGAACGCGCCCGATGTTTGGGTCGCACAAAAACTTGCGAAGAAGAAATTCCCAGGAAGTCCAGCGATGACCAGAGGCATCGCAATTGAGGATGCCGTGGTTGCCGCGCTGGCAACCGGCAAGACGCTGGAAGAGGCCATTGATGTTGGTCATGCGCGCTTCGATAAGACTTATCCTATTGCCAACGAAAAGACGACTAAAGAGCGCGAGATGATTGCGCCGTCGATCAAGCTGAGTATCGATGCGCTGCAAGAATATGGCAAGCCAGAGTTTGATGAAAACGCCGGTGCTTTCGGTCAGGAAAAGGTAAGTCTGACAACGCAGCTAAGTGACAATTCGCTCATAGAGGTCATTGGCTACCTGGATCTGGTTTATCCAGCGCAGGGGCTGACCGTCGATCTAAAAACAACTGGGCGCATGCCAAGCGTAATGTCACCAGAGCATCAATTGCAGCGCGCCATTTACGCGCATGCCAAGGGTAATCACGCTGTAAAGTTTCTCTACGTGACGCCCAAGAAATATCAGTTTTTGGAAGACGGTGATCCCAGAACAATCTTGGCAAAAACCAAAATCCAAATTCAGCGGCTGAACGACTTCTTGCTCACCTGCGAGAGCGTCGAGCATGCGCTGTCTATCGTCCCGCACAATCCAGACAGCTTTTACTGGAACGGCGCGGAAACACTACGGGCCGAGTTATTCGGCACATAAAACAGAGGAAGGCAAAATGTTAAACTCCAAAAAAATCGAAGTCTACGCAAAGACAATAACGCCTGACATGGCCACAACTTTGCTTAAAGGCAATATTGGCAATAGAAATCCATCTAAAAGCCACGTCAATCACATTGCCAAGCAAATGCGCAAGGGCCGTTGGCAGCTAACGCCGTCACCAATTATGATGACAAAAAGTGGTAGGATTTTAGATGGCCAGCATCGACTTCTTGGCTGTCAGCAATCTGGCCGCACAATAGAATTTTCGTTTGCAGTAGTGCCAGATGAAGACGCCGGTGAAATTTTTAAAGTTTTAGACCAAGGCAAAAAGCGTTCACTGGAAGATTTAACCGGAAAGTCACCTAAATTAATAAAGCCATTAGTTTACTTGTTGCGCGCTGGACTACGTGTTCCAACGCCAACCGTCGAAGACATAAAGCCCTTTCTTAATAGTGAAATCGGTGAAATTTTAAGCGCTTTTGTTGACACTAAATCTAAAATGAGATTGTGGCGCGCAAATCATTTTATCGCATCGATGGTCGTCGCAGTTTTAAATAAAGACGTCACTTTGGAAGAGGCGAAAGAAACTTATCGCTGCTTAACACAAGACGACATAACAACTTGGCCCCCAGTGTTCACCGCGCTCTATGTCCGGCTGACTGAAGACCGGCGGTGTCTTGGCGGAACACGCATAGACAATCCGATATTTATTTGCGGGTTTTATGCGTGGAAGCATCTGCGCCGCGACACGAAAACAATTCGCATTACAAACGGCTTTGTCAAAAACACTAAAGCTGACGTTTATGCCGCGCTTTACAACATTTGTCCCGAAATTGCGAACTAAGAAAGGAAAAAGCATGCTTATTGATATGGGAAACAGCAACTCTGGCACCGACCTATATTTTGGTTGGCAGCAAAAGCCAGGTCTTAATTTTAATCACGCGCAGGTGTTTTTCACCAACCTGTCTGGCCAACCAAAGGAAGTTTGTGATGTCAGCCAGGGCATGGTCCTAGACACAACGGAACTCAGAACCGGCTGGCAGTGCGGCGAGACTAACAAATGGCAGTTCAACGCCAGTGTCAGCCAAATGCAGCCCAAGCCAGGTGAAACCTGGAAACGAGGGTTTTCTATCCCAGTGGCGCTGGGTGCCGGTAAGGTCGCGCTGTGGATGGCGTCAGGGGCAACAGCATGGGACACGCTTGCCTATTTGGGGCAACAGCTAGCCCAATGCCCACAAGCCGGTCAGGTGCCGCTCGTCACGCATGACGGCGTTGCAGAGGGTCGTTACGAAACACGAACCTGGGTTTATCCGCTCCTCAAGGTTCAACAGTGGATGCCGCGCCCAGAAAGCCTCTCAGCGCGCACAGCAATCGACATGGGTAATGAAAACCAAGCGCCACAAGTCATGCCCAGCCCACCCTCGCCTGGCATGATAGCGCGACCCGCACCCGTTGCTAATGTAGCGGCACCAGTCGCACCGCCAGCGCCGCCAGCGCCAGCGGCAACATCAGGGACAACCTTCTTCTAATACGTGCGTTTCTCCTCCCTGTACGCACGTATACGCCCCGCCGTTGCCTCATAGATCAGGCGATGGTCTTAACGGCGGGGTCACTTGGCCGGTCAGTTTTAGCTTCATCAGGCTCTCCTAGCTGACCGGCCCTTTTTAAAAAATGCAGAGCAGAACGATGGACATGCGAGAAGCCATTAAAGATTACACAGAGAGAGGCTGGAAGATTTTTCCAGTAGAACAAAATTCCAAGCTACCAGCAAAGCGCGAAACAGGCGTCAGGCTGTCATACCAGGAAGCCACAGACGATCTCAACGCGCTGGTGCCATATTTTGAAAGATACCCGAACGCCAACCTTGGATTAAATCTGATCGAAAGCGGCCTCGTTTGCATCGACGTGGACGACTACAAGACCGACTGCAAATTCCAAGAGTTTATGATCGGTAAGGAAATGCCGCCCACGCTCATTCAAAAGTCAGCCAGCGGCGGGACGCACTACCTCTTCAGAGCAGACCAGGTCGAGCAATTCCCTGGCGAAATGTGCAGCCAAGTTGACATCAAACACAAGGGTTACATCCTCATTGAGCCGTCCAAAATAGACGGAAAAGCGTACACCTGGCAGACCGATGATGATCCCGCGCCCGTTCCACAGTGGGTGCCACGCAAGGCAACGACCCCGCTGCTAGATAAACCGGCAGAAAGTATACACAGCGGTATACACATCGATCTAGCCAGAGGTGCGGTCAATCCGCAAGACCTGATCGATCAAATCAAAGCCGGTCACAACTGGCACAACAACATCGTCACGCTCGTCGCCTACTATGTCAGCCAAGGCTACTCAGCCAGCCAAGTGCATCAAATCACCGACAACCTCACGCTCTCAGGCTGGACAGTCGAGCAAACGCGCAGGGAAGTGCAGACAGCCTTTGATGGTGCCATCGGCAAGGGATACGCACCAATCGTACCCAAACAGCCCTCAGAGGTGCTTACAGCGCCAGCTACGCCCGAAATACAAGCCAAGGCTCTGTCTTCAATTATCTACCCAGGTCAGGCGCAACCCATCCTCTCCAGCAATTACCTGGTCAAGCGATGGCTCGACAGATCCGGCACGTCAGTCATCTACGGAGAAAGCAACATAGGTAAAAGCTTTTTCGTATTGGAAATGTGCTACTGCATTGCCGCCGGTATACCCTGGTATCAGTACAGAACCCAACAAGGGCCAGTCGCATACCTCGCGCTCGAAGGTGGCCTGGGAATGAACAACAGGCTCTACGCACTCCAGCAAAAATACCAGTGCAAGGACGTGCCGCTTGCTGTTAGGCGCGCGCCGCTCGACATGCTCAACAGCGAGGAAGATCTCCAAATCCTCGCCGCCATGATCCAAGAGATCGAAGCGCAATACGGCAAGCTCGCAATGATCGTCGTCGATACACTCAGCCGCGCTCTGGCCGGTGGTGACGAAAACTCATCCACAGACATGGGCCGCATGGTCAAGATCAAAGACGCACTGGCAGAGCAAACCGGCGCGCACGTCTGCCTTATCCACCACTCAGGCAAGGACGCGTCACGCGGAGCGAGGGGCCATTCCTTGCTGAGAGCGGCTGTCTCAACCGAAATAGAATTAACCAAGATGGACGGGATCTCTTTTGCGACTGCAACAAAGCAACGAGATCAGGAACCAGCTGAGCCATTCGCATTCACGCTCGACAGCGTGGAACTGGGATACGATCAAGATGGAGATGCCGTCACAACAGCGGTCGTGAAAGCTGCAAGCGCCGAGGATGCGCAAGAGGCCAAACAGAAGAAACGACCAAACGGCAAGAACCAAGTAGCGATCTTCAATGCCTTTCGGCAGCTGAGAGCCGACAACGTAGGCAAGGCAAATCCTGGCGGCACTGGTTGGCCCGAAGGTGGCAAGTATTGGTGCATCGATGCTGAGCAGCTGCGTGAGTTTACCAGAGGCCAGATGAACACGCCAAACAGCCGGTCAGCCTACGACAAGGCAATGGACGCGCTGTTGGGCAGCGGCCTGATGGGCAAGAACCACAATCAAGTTTGGATAACAACGAAGGAAGGACGAGTAAATGTCTGACATGGCCAGGGTGCGTGACTTGCTAAGACAAGCCATCGACAGCACCGCAAACGAAGAGGTGATCAGTCTTATTCAAGAGGCGATCAGCTACAGCTACCGCGATTACGTGAAGAAGAAAGCGCCGTGCGAAAGTCAGAGGATAACACGGCACATCGCCAACATGATCATGGACGATTATCGAAAGAACCCAAACCAAAGCTGCATGACATTAGCGAAACGCTACAAGGTCAATGCGGGCAGAATATCGGAGTTGCTCAGTGGTAAGCATGAATATTCAGAGGTGTAGAAAACGTAGAATTTCTACGCTTTTCTATTTCTACACCACAGCCTGCAAAAGCGTAGAAAACGTAGAAAAACCCTATAGGGTTTCTACGTTTCTACACTGCGCTGTCGGAGCAAGATAATGGAAAGAGTAAAAAGCAAGAATGTTAAGATTGTCGGTTGGCTGGAGTGGGACTACGACTACGGCGAGGGCTACGTTGTCTACGATGGCTTCGACCGTCTAGGCTGCGTCGATAGGAAGGATGCGCTGCAAGATTACATTCACGAACTAGATCACAAGTATTACAATCAGAAGTTTCGTGATGGCTAGAGGTGCGTATAAAGCCAGAGGAAAGGGGAAGAAGTTTGATCGGCTCCTCAATCCACAGTCGTCAAAGGAAGAGATAGCAACCGAACTGGCAATAGCTGGCTTCGATAGATGGGTGCGCTACGTCGATCAGAAGTGGGGCGTCGATAGGCTCATCCAACTGGTCGATGCTGACACGGCTCACAAGTATGGCCAGGCACTGGGGAAGCTGAACGATGCGATCAATGCCAATGATGCAGCCCAGGCACGGCACTGCGCGGATGACTGCATTCGAGGCATGATCAAGATGGATCAGCTGGCAGATGCGGCTGGTGCGGTTGGTGCCGATGCAACTTACTGGGAGTTCGAGGTTGATGGCGTGAGGGCAGCGATCCTCGCTGATGAGGATGCTTGGCCGAGAGTAAGAGCAGATCGTCCTGACCTAGAGTTAATCACACTGCATGAGGTTGGCGTGTATTATGCGCAGTGGCGCAAGACAAAGCTGGGCGACATGACGGCTGAAGTGAAGGGCGCGTTCCCCAATGCAAAGCTGCAAAGCGTTAGCTTACCGGATGTCGGTGAGCATGACGATCCGATACCGTTTTGACTGGGACCAAGGATTTGCACACGGCGCAAATCCGCGCGCGTGTACGCGAGGCGGCTCCTCATAGCACCGCACATCACTTCCTATGCTAATATAATGCAGCAATATCAATGAGTTAGCAGGTATGGTTTCAGAAAGGTTTCAAAAAGGGCCGGTTTTGGGGTGGGGTAGGCCGAAAATACCCCCCCCCCGGGGGGGTGGGGGTGCTGGTAAGCTGGGCAGGGAATTACGGACACACATCCGCTAAGCAATGCGTCAGGAAAAAAATTTTTGTAAATTTGGTGAGAAAGGACAACAAATGGCAGGAAGAAAAAAACATCGCACCCTATTGGCTCTTATCGATGAAACCGGCGGCGTCGAAAAAATTTTTGAGGAAATTTCAAACGGGCGCACAATCGCCTCAATTGCGAGAGAGTTCCAGGTGTCGCGCAACATGCTCTCTGCCATCCTCAATAAGCCAGAAAACCGCACCCAGCTGCGCGAAGCGCAGAGGCTAGGCGCGGAGCAGCTTGCAGACGCTGCTCTGGAAATTGCTGACAACGTGCCAGAGGAGACAGCGGCCATCTCCAAGGCGCGGGAGCGGATTGCTGTACGCAAGTGGATTGCCAGTGCGATGGATCCTGACCGGTGGAACACGACGAGGGCAAATCAGCAAGTCCAGGTCAACATACATGCTCAGCACTTGGATGCGTTGCGCAAGGTACAGGCAGAGGTGATTGATCATGAGGGCGATTGAGGTTTTGAATTATTTGGCCTGGGCCGATGATTTTGTGATGATAGTTCGCAAGGATGATCGTCTGGTGACTGTGAGCGATACGGACGAGCGCGGCATGCATGAATTGATTATGCTGGCGGCTGAGTGTTTAGTTGATGATTTTGAGGATGTTCGGCGCGCGATGTTGGAGCGGCGCGAGGAGACGCTGCACTGATGGCCGGCAATGCGTTTGAGGATTTTGTAAGGCGTTATCGCAAGCGGCCTGTCTTATTCGTTCAAGAGGTTTTGAACTGCGAGCCTGATCCCTGGCAGAAGGAATTGATGGAAGCGATTGCCAGTGGCGAGCGCCGGTGTTCGGTGGCGTCTGGACATGGCGTTGGAAAGTCTACTGGCACGTCCTGGCTGATGTTGTGGTTTTTGCTGACGAGATTTCCGGTGAAGGTTGTGGTGACGGCTCCGACAAGCTCGCAGCTGTTTGATGCGCTGTTTGCGGAGTTGAAGCGGTGGGTGCGTGAGATGCCGGAGCCGTTGCAGAAGTTGTTGAATGTGAAGTCGGATCGGGTTGAGTTGATAGCGGCACCCAGCGAGGCATTTATCGCGGCGAAAACCAGTCGGAAGGAAAGTCCAGAGAGTTTGCAGGGTGTCCACTCGGATCATGTGCTTTTGTGTGCCGACGAGGCGTCTGGGATACCGGAAGAGGTGTTTTCGGCTTCTGCGGGGTCGATGTCGGGCGATCATGCACACACGATTTTGTTGGGCAACCCTACGCGGGGATCTGGGTTTTTCTATGACACGCACCATCGTTTGAAAAAGAACTGGTGGACGCGCACGGTGAGTTGTTTGGACAGCCCACGGGTGTCGAAAGAGTATGTCCAGGAGATGCGCGAGCGTTATGGCGAGGGGACGAATGCCTGGAGAACGCGCGTCACGGGCGAATTTCCCATTGCTGACGATGACACGGTTATTCCTCTGCACTTGATTGAGAGTGCGATGCACAGGGACATTGAGGCGGCTGATGGTGTAACGCCGGTTTGGTCGTTGGATGTTGCGCGCATGGGGGATGATGCGAGCGTGTTGTGCAAGCGTGTGGGTCGTGTGGTGACGGACATGCGCGTGTGGAAGAAGTTGGATTTGATGCAGCTGTGCGGGTCAGTGATGGCTGAGTACGAGGCGTTGCCGCCCTCTGCGCAGCCTGGGCAGGTTTTTGTGGACAGTTCTGGATTGGGCGCTGGGGTGGCTGACAGGCTCACTGAGTTGGGGTTGCCGGTTCAGGGCGTGAATGTGTCGGAAAGTCCCTCTATGGGTACTCAGTATTTAAACTTGAGGGCAGAATTGTGGTTCCGTCTGAAGGCGTGGTTAGAGGCGCGGGATTGTCGCTTGCCGCGCAATGAGGATCTGCTCTCAGAACTTTCTGCCCCTAAGTATAGTTTCACGTCTTCGGGTAAGATAAAGATTGAAAGTAAGAGTGATATGAAGTCGCGGGGGTTGAAGTCGCCCGACATGGCTGACGCGCTCTGTTTGTCCTTGTCGGGTGATGCGGCGATTGCGCTGCATGGATCGGCTGGTGCGATGCGGTGGAACAAGCCGATAAGGCGTAACTTGAGAGGTGTAGCGTGATGTACGGGAAGAAGAAGGGTACGAAGAAGAAGCCCAAGGGCAAGAAGGGCGGGATGTTTCAGTGATTTTCGGGG